TGAGGAATACGACACTCTGATGATCTTCGGGGGCAATCGTAGTTCAAAGACTGAGTATGGTGCTAGGACGGTCGTGAAGGCTGCGCTAGAAAACCCTAAGTCTATCATCGTATGCTTCGCGCAGGACGCTGACGCGTCTATCAGAACGCAGCAATCAGCCGTCTGCCACTATCTGCCTCCAGAGTTTAAGCAAAAGACCAAGGGTGTGCTAGAATACCTCAACTATACGGTTAAGAACGGCTTTACGGGGCAATCCTTTATTCTACCGAACGGTTCTCAGGTGCTATTCCACACATATAGCCAGTTCATCGCTAATCGTAGTAAGTTTGAGGGTCTTGAGCTAGGTTCCAAGAATCCAGAGTGGCATAATATCGGTCTATGGCCAGATGAGTACCTTGAGGACGGTGATTTGATTCGTACCATGCGATTCCGCCTAGCTACGCGGGATGCTAAGATGATGTTGACGTTTACGCCCATTGACGGCTACACGCCATTCGTAGCTGAGTTTTTAAAGGGAGCAGAGACAAGGAAAACGCGCAAAGCACCATTGCTAGGTGGCGAAGAAGTTCCAGTGACGCAATATAGCCCAGAGAGGGATGCAGGTATCGTATACTTCCACTCTGAGTTCAATCCGTTCGGCGGATATGAGCGTATCGCAAAGGAACTTAAGCACAGCACACGAGATGAGATCCTAACTCGTGCGTATGGTGTTCCAGTCAAGTCAATGACATCTCTGTTCCCTCTTTTTAGCCAGAATGTCCACGTGCTGGAGCACAAGGACTTCCCAGACCTGTCAGACAAGCAGAAGTTTACCTGCTACCAAGTGGTTGACCCCGCTGGTGCGCGTAATTACACTAGTTTGTGGGCTGGGGTGACGGGAGTAGGCTCAGATACGGCAGTTTACATACGCAGGGAGTGGCCTGACCGCAAGACCTACGGACCGTGGGCTGAGTTCGGCGATCCGCACTGGAAATTCGGACCAGCATCAAAGAAACTGGGCTATGACGTCGCGGGATACTGCAAATTGTTCTCGGACATCGAAAAGGAGCTGGAAATCGACCCGTTTGAGCGTATCGGTGACTCCCGCTTCTTCGCTAACGAGAATGCCGATAATACTGACTTATTTGACCAGTTCTCTGCCCACGATTTTCATTATGTGCCGTCCATGGGGTCACAGGAGGAGCAAGGGCTTGCCGCTATCGACGACTGGTTTTACTACAATGTAAATCTACCTATCGATGCAGTAAATCGCCCGAGAATATACATACATGAGGATTGTGGCAACCTAATCTACGCCATTGTTAATTATGGCGCACAGAAGAAGAAAGATGAGGCACTGAAGGACTTCATTGACTGCCTTCGCTATTTGCGAACAGCGAACTACGGTCAAGGACCAGAACACTACGCGGGTGGCAAGCTAAAATGCTTAGTCAGGTCGGGAGGATATTAATTATGACAGAATCAGAACACGAAACATGCAAGTCCCTAGCAGAACAGCTAGGTAAACCATACACAGCTATGTCAATTGGCAAACTACGTGCCGCGACATGCTCAGAAGAAGACCTAGACGGAAAATACATCCTTCCGTCGGGCGTACTGAAGATTACAGCGCAAATCAAGGGTGAAATTGACGTTATTGAGGCAGCAGCCCCAGCGGTCGTCACTGTGCGCGTACTTCACCAGCAAACTAACAATCCTCGCTTCCTGTTCGCGGAAGATCCCGACACTCGCAAGAAAGTCTGCGTGTCAGTTCCTGCGCGCCACAAGGACATCATCAATCAAGTCGGGAAGCGCCTAAAGGTCAACAAAGCAGATCAAAATGGAACAGCACACTACCGATACCCAGCCAAGTAGGTTCTTCGTTGCCAATAATGCGGACGTCTGGGCGACGATCGACATGATTCGCAATAGCCGAAGTGGCGAAGTCATGCCCATCACAGCAGAGGACTGGGCCGATGACCTGGGATACGACGACAAGCAGCTCGTTCGCATCGCTAGTTTAGTGCGATCCCGCAGGCTACTTGACAACGATGTTAGTGTAAAAGATCAAGACAAGTAAAGGAAACAAACCCATAGGACTTACTGTGATAAACTTAACGCAATGGCTATAAATAGAAATCAAGATAAAGACGAATCGGATGTATACTTCGACGAGTTCGACTACAACCAGTTCAAGAAAACCTTTGAAGAGGATGTGGACAGTCTTGCTGACTTCATTAAACGATGCAGCGATTCTGCTGACATTCGCCACTGCCAATGGGAGGGCAAAAGTAACGACCTCAAAAAGTCTGGCGAGACGGCATTCCCGTTCCAAGACTCGTCTGACACAGAAGTTCACCTAGCCGAGTACCACATCGCCTCTCAGATCGCCATTAACGAGAACGCACTGCGCAAATCTTCCATTCGCGCCTATCCTCGCAACATTCAGGACGTAGCACGTTCAGCAGAGGTCACAGCCTTCATGAAGTGGCTACGTGACGCTGGTATCAAAGACTTCTGGCAGCAAATGGAGAAGTCCGACAACTACGCACAGGAGAAGTCTCTCCGTGTGGCATATTGCGACTACAGGCCCCCAGTTAAGCGCTCCTATGAGAAGGTCTTCGACTTAGGGGAGATCCAGAAGAGTTTCCCAGAGCAAGCAGAGGACTACATCGAGATCCTTGCCGACGAAGACCGTGTAGAGGAAGCGCTGGAAGTATTTAACTCAATCCCAGGATGGGAGATCAATGAGAAGCGCACCAAGAAGGCACTCCGCGAACTACGTAAGACAGGCTCGGCTAAGTTCCCAGTGACCATCGAGGACCAGGGCGAGCCAGTGGTTCAAGTCCTAGCACCAGATGAGGAGTTCTTTGCTCCGTCATACACAACAAATTTCTGCGACGCAACTCGCTGCCACATACGCAAGCCATTGACATCCCAAGAGATTCTCAGTCGCGTAAGCTCTGAGGGCTGGGACAAGGAATGGGCGGACTGGGCAGTAGAGAACGAGCGCGGCACACTTAACGCCTTCCGTACAAGCAGCTCTGTCCCGAATCCTCGACAGCCATCTTCGATAGACGAAGACCGCGACCTGATTGATGTTGTCTTTACGTTTGAGCGTCTAATTGACCGAGATGATCTAGCCGAGGGCATTTACCTCACGGTCTGGAGTCCCGAGTTTGGTGATAGCGATGGGCAAGTCCCACCATTCGCCAGGCGCACACTGCTCAGTGGTCTGCGTCAATTACCTTTTATCGTGCAGTCCCGCAGCTACGACGCACGTACACTATACAGCGCCCCGACAGTTCCTGAGCTGCTGAAGGCAAGCCAGAAGAACCAGAAGGTTCTCCGAGACGCAAACATGGACAACTCAGCTTACGAAGTGAGTCCCTCCCTGCTTGCGCCGCCAACGTGGGATCACGGTCGTCCAGGACCTGGTGGCGTATATGCCACTCGCACTGGTCAAGCACCGTCATATCTGCAACGTAACACGAACTTCGGCGCTGTGTTTAATTTAGAGAAAGAGATTGTGTCTGAGGCAGATCGCCTAGTAGGTCACGACCAACAAGACCCCATCTCACAGCAAATGCAAACTGCTTCAATTAATCGACATTTAAGCTTTGCTCAAGATGTGCTTAAGCTTGTATATGAGATGTATAAGCTGAGGGGTCCAGATGAATTGTTTTTCCGAATCACTGGTCGTCCAGAACCAGTTCAGTTTGTAAAGGATGAAGACGAAACTGAAATGGATGTATCCATAAGCTTTAATACGCTGTATGACGATCCAGAGAAAATGGAAAAAATGGCTAATACCATTATGCAAGCAGCACAACTAGATACTTCTGGTCGTGTAAACAACGAAGCTGTTGTGGATTTCTTACTTACCATGGCCGACCCAATGGCTGCCGAAAGTATCTTACTTCCCACAGAGGTTGGAACCGATAAGGTTAAAAACGAAACTCTATCTGATATTGCTCAAATGTCTGCTGGCATTGCCCGCGCACCTGCTCCTAATGCTGCTGAACTACGTATGCAAGTTGTAGGCGAGTACGAAGGTGAGCAACAACAAATCCAGGCATCTGGTCAGGTCGAGTCTATCCTGTTCACGAACCCTCAGTTCGTGTTCCTTCTCGGAGAATACAAGAAGCAGCTTGAAATGGTGCTTATGCAAGAAAAGAATGGCAGTGAATTTGGCATCTACGGCACGGAAGCAGCCAGTGTCGGCAATATGGAAACCCAAAACCTAGAGGGAGGCGTATAACGTGAATTTTACTGAATTTAAGAAGCATCTTAACGATAATCCAGAGATTGGTCGCTGCCTCTATGAGTACCTAGAGGATCGTCGCGACCAAATGCTCTCACAGCCTTGGTATTCCCCCGATAAGTACCTCGGGAACAAGTGCCAGACAATCGCACAGTTCCTTACGGCAGATTTAATGGAGGAGTTTAATTTCAAAAAACACTCCCGCAAGGACAACCGATAGGACACCACGTGCTATAATTTTACCAACAGCCTCCGCCTTGGCTGAATTAAACCCATAGGTAGATATGACAGATACACTAGAAGCGGAAATCCCTGATTCCGAAGAAGCAATTCAGGAGACTAAATCACCAGAGCAGCGCCGACAAGATCTCTTACAAGAGCGACTCGACAAAGCACTAGGTGCAACAGACGAAACAGAGCCAGAAGCTCCCGAAACCGAAGGCGAAGAGGACGACGAAGAAGAAGAAGTCGAAGTCCCCGAAGTTGATGAGGATGAAGAAGAGGAAAGCGATGATGAGTCAGAAGACGTTCCTTCAGACGATGGAGGATTTGACATTGAGGACCTAAACGAGGAAGAGCTAGAAGCACTTACACAGCAAGTATCGGCAAAAGCAGGGAAAGCTTTGACTAAAGCTCGCTTGCAGGAGAAAGAGCGGAAAGAACAGATTGAGTTCTTGGAAGAACAATTGCATATATTATCTGCAAATGTTGCTACAAGTGACAATCCCTTTGGTAACATTAGATCAACAGATGAGGCGGATCACGCAATTAAGCAAACTGAGGTCAACATTAAAGGTTGGAATCGAAAGCTAATTACGGATCGAGTTGAACAATATAACGAGAAGACTGGTGAAGACGAGTCTGGGGTTATGTTCGGGAAACAGTTTATGTCTGTAGATCAACTACTCAATGCCATTGACAGGGAAGAGGAGAAACTAGATCCACTACGTTACCGCAGGTTTGAGATTGAAGAAATCTCAAAAAAACTTAGGGACACTGGTGGAGTCATCGAAGAAGTTCGTGGCAAGCTAGGGATCGAAGACGAATCAGACGAAGCAAAAGAGTATGAAGCTCTTTTGAAAAATCCAAAGTTTGCATTAGTTCAGAATATCCTCCCAGAGTATGCAAGTGAGTTAATTGAAATTTTAGGTCGTGCGGCAGTAACTAAATTGCCAGAGACTAAAAAATTAAATAAGAAACTCAAGCGCAAAGCTCCCAAGTCTAAAACATCGAACGTTTCATTAAATACAAAAGCTGCTCGTGAACCAAAAAAATCGAACAGTGTTAGTGTAAAAGTTAAAAGACTGCAAAAGATCATCGGTGATCCGAGGCAAACAATCGCTGCTCGGCGCGACGCTGACCAGCAAATCAGAATCTTAAATAGAAGTTAAAATTATGGCACAAACATATT